ATCGCTTTCATGGGGGTGTTCACGCTCTGCACTTGTATCATACTTTCAACCTGTTTTCCGACAGTCGAGTGGGTATCTGTCAGTAACGCCCACGGAGAAGGCAGAACGGAATTGCTGTTCGGCCTCATCAGTTACCCCGCAAGCCAAGACCCCATCACGCTATCTATGGGACACCTCGCCTATATGGGGCAAACAGCCCTTTGTGGCATCCTCGGTTTTTATTTCGGGCCATCGCCTCACAGACGATAAATGAGTATGATCGACCGCGTATCCATGACGGGAATGGGAGGCACATTAGCCACTTTTGGCTTTGCCACCCTGGACTCTTTATTCGGGTGCATCGCCGGTGCCATAACCATCGTCTACATGACGATCAAAGTTTACCAGGAAATTAAGAATAAGAAGTGAGTCGCTACCGATCATACGGACAACTAGACGATCCATTCGTGACAGAAGGGGATACTTTCTTTCTGCGGATGAATGCGCGTCTGAGGCCAAACCAGCTAAAGCCCGGGGAGGTCGCTCTGTCCAAGAATGGCCGGATGAATGAAGATGGCACCTGGCAACCTCGGAAAGGTCTATCCACTCTGTTCGGATCAATCACTACCGGTGAGGCCAGTATTAGAGTGCCATATATTATTTTGTCAGCATCGCGATCACAGGGAATCACTACTATTGTTCTCAATGACACTCCCAGTTTAAGTTTTATACCTGGCGATAATATTACCATCGATGATGTAGATCCTTCCGTAGATGGAACTCATACTTTAAGCACAGTTAATTTTACGACTAAAACTTTAACTTTCGCTAATGCAGGATCTGATGTTCAGGCATTTACTCTACAGGATGAGTCTCAGCCTAATACTTCAGTATGCTCTGCGGATGATGCTATCGGCACGACTCTAGATTTTATTCTTAATGATAGTGGTGTAAATGCGGTTTATGGTTCGGCTGTTTATTCTGATGCTTCATCAAACTCTGAGGATTACATATTTTCCGCCACTAATAATGTGGCAGTCATCGTAAGATTATCAGACTCTGCTCTTTTTAAATGTCGTTACGAGGGTGGTGGTGAAACTGTAGATGGTCCGGTAGATATGTCTCAGGGTTTCGATAAAATGTTTATTTTCCGAACCAAGAAAACAACATTGTTTGCCGCCCCAGCGATAAATTATATCGCTATATCTAGTGCCAGCCAATCGGGTCAGGTTATTACGGTTAACACAACAGCAGCCCACAATAAAAGTGCTGGGGATTTTGTCACCCTTACTGGATTGGGTGGATGGATTAATAATCCTAATAATTGCTACGAAATTAAGTCCACTCCCACCACTACAAGTTTTACTGTGGAAATGGCAACATCTCAGACAATTACGGCCTTTAATGTATCGGGTGCGCAGGCGGAATATTTTGATGATTTCACAAGAGTCACCAATGGAAATTATACTGCACCGGTCTATTTAACCGATACCAGCGTTGAAGCAGTAGATGGTGTAGTTACTATGAATATCGCGTCTGGACATAATTTATACACAGGCAATGAATTGGTTATTCGAAGTGCTACGGCTCCTGCAGATTTATATATAGGGAAAGAGGTAATAGTAACTTCTGTGAGTGCATCATCTTCATATACGCCAACCTCAGATTTACCTTACGATCAATTTACCTTTAATTTAGGTGTAGATAATTTTACAGGTAGGTCTTTAACCGTATCCAAGCAACTGGCAATCGGCAAAGGGTTTATTCATATGCCAGCCGCCCCCTGGGGCGAGTTTCACCAGCGTAGGCTGTGGGTTCCTTACTGGTACACCAGTGCAACAGCCCCACAGGATAGGAATGTACGCGATGAAATTGCGGCTTCAGATATCTTAGACGAGAACACATTTGATCGAATAGGCAACCAATTCAGGGTATCCTCCGGTAAAAGCGATTACCTGGTCGGCCTCCAGCCATTTACCCAAGACAGCATTGTTGCATTTAACCGAAAATCCATCCACCTTTTGACAGGTGTCAGTGGATCTCTTACAGATGTAAAAACCAATGTGGTCACCTCAGAAATTGGTGCATCGGCCCGCAAATCAATCGTCCAGGTGGCGAATAAGATTTTATTCCTATCCGACCAAGGAATTTATTCTGTGGAATTTTTAGATAATTATAACTTACGAGGAACAGGCATACCCATATCCGAAACTATACAGCCCTACATAGATCGCATAAATCAGGACTACGCCCACCTCTCATGCGGAGTGTATTTTAATAACAGATATTGGCTGGCAGTACCATTGGACTCTACACCTGGTGCAGGAAACGCGACAAGGCTTAATACATTAATCGTGTATAATTTTATAAACCAAGGTTTCGAAAGCATTGACTCGGTAGACTCAGAGGACTTTGCGATCCGTGAGTTATTGGTGGGTCGAGAAGTGGCCCAAAATGCGCTTTACCTCACCACCGAAGAAGGTGGCCTCCATAAAGTAGACGCTCGAGATGGTGGCGATGTTGTAAGCTTAACCGCAGGATCTTCAGATAATGAAAGTCTGGATGTGATCAGTCAGGTGATTACTCGCCAATACGATGCGGACCAATTAGATCGTAAAACATTTAGTCGGGGTGAATTCCATCTCAAAAGCCACAAAGATATATCTAGTGATGGGAGTATTGAATTTATAACAGAAGACCCGGACAGTGTAACCACATCAACTTCCATATCATCTGTACTCGGTAATAATTTACTAAGTGGCGAGGATGCATCTCTTCGCCTTCGAATTAATAAAAAAGGGTTTGGAGTTCAGGCAGATTTTAAACCGACAACAGGAAGGCCAAACCTTCGTGCGGTCAGGGTAGATGCTAGAATTTCAGACCGATCCACCACATCTATTTCATAGGAAAATAATCATGGCTATATTAACTTCAGGGCAAACCTTCGCATCAGGCAATCAAGTAACCGCGAGCAAGCTAATGAATATCGCGAACCAGGCTCAGTTTATCACAGGGTCAAACAATACAGCGGATGACACCACCATACAGGTAGACGCTACGGGCGGGTATTTAAAAGTTCCGGAAAATGGCATTGGTGCAGTCGAATTAAAATCAGATGCGACTACAGATAACAACCGAGCAGTGGACACTGACCACATCAAAGATGGCGCCATCACATCCGACAAGCTTGATGCCACTGCGATTAGTGTCCTTATGCCTACAGGAACGATACTACCTTACGCCGGTGCTAATGCTCCAGGTGCGACTTCACCTATCCCTGATTATTTAATCTGCGATGGTAGGTCTTTAAACACTTTCGACTATCGCGACCTTCATGCAGTGATTAGTAATACCTATGGGGGAACAGCCTACAATCCAGGGACAACAGACCAATCAGGAGCAACTACTACCTTTAATGCCCCCGATATTCGGGGTCGGGTGATTGCAGGTTTAGATGTAGACCAGGGTGGGCGATCTGATCGACTGACTAGCCTTTCAGCCGCCAACTTAGACGGCCAAACTTTAGGAGCCAATAATGGAAATCCTGGTGACTCAGGAAGAGGTGCAAACGGGGCACAAGAGCATACCCTTACAGAATCTGAAATGCCTAGTCATACTCACACTGAGACTAGAAATAACCCTGCTGGTATAACAGGCGGAACAAACCCCGGTGTAGATGCAGGTGTTATAACTGCTAACACAGGTCCAGCGGGTTCTGACCAAGCACATAACAATGTCCAGCCTACGATCATTTTAAATTACATTATCAAAACATAGGAAACCGAAATGGATATTTTAGATAAATTATATAAACCTCAAGAACAGGTTAATATTCCTAACCCTTCTGAAGACCCACTTCGTCAGGCCGCCGCCATACTTAATGCAGAAGCACCAGCAGGGGAGTCCCTAGCGTACATTAATGCAGATGAGGCTCAGATGTTAAAAGATGCAGGCGGAGCAGGTGAACCGGTAAATAGTTCAGGGGTTCCATCCTACTTCTTACAAAAACTTTTTGGGGGAGGTAAAGCACCACCTCCCATGCCAACCTTTAATGTCGGAAAATCTGCCCGTGATTATGTAAGTGCCATGGCTGATCCCAGGCTACAGGATCAAATGTTACAGGTACGCCAAAAGTATGACCCCCAGTATCAGGATCATCAAATAAATCTTGCCCAGCGGGCTATGGACCCGATGGCAGATATGGCCGAATATTCGGCGAGGCGGGCACAGGACTTTGGCGGTAGGATGGCAGAACGCCAGGCTGAAACCGATATATCCATGCTTAACCGGATGGGTGCTGATTTTACCCAGGCATATCGATCAGCCGACCCACTCATGCAGGCCCG